TTGGCATATTTGCAGGTGGACGTTATGTCCCAGATTTGGACAAAGTCCTTGTCTTCTGCTTTTCTAATGCCTCGCCCAATACTCTGTATAACTCTGGTAAAGCTCTTTCCGGATTCCAAAAGAACCAGATTAAAAATCCTAGGGATATTAATACCCACAGCGGCCACACCGTAAGTCGCCACAATAATCTTGTTAGTGCTTGTTTTAATTTCGTCATATTCTTCTTTACGATCTTTAGTTTTTACCTCACCTGAAACAAATACTGCATCTTCAATTTCATTAATGATAAATTTGCCTGAGTCAATTCTATTGACTAATACTAGTGTGTTGCCTGATTGTGATATTTTTTTAATTAATTTACTAACATAAATCATCCTGTCATCATCTGTGACAAGATATTTTAATTCGTCAGGATATGACGTAAAAACTGGCAAATCTACCATTTGCACTATGTTTACGTGACATGCACTGAGCACACCAATATCCTGTAATTCATGTGCTTTAATACCGCCAACTACCGGCCCAAGACTTGCAAAAATTTGTTCGTATTCAAATTTTTCCTTGGGTACAGTTCCTGTCAAACCCCAGCGGATAGGAGCATTACACAGATTTTGTGTGAGTAAATTCTTTAATACTTCTGCCTTGGCCATGTGTACTTCATCAACAATAACACACCTAACACCGTCAAGAAATTCAGCAAGTGTCACAATGTCATGCTCGTGATTTTTACTTTTCTTATCAAGAATGTTGAGACTTTGCCAAGTACAAATAGTATGTGTTTTGCCTAAATCTTTGCGATCTCCATAATAAACGCCAACATCTAATCCCACTGCAATAAAGTCTTCCTCTGTTTGTTCTACTAACGACTTGTTAGGAACAATAGTAATTGTGCGACCATATTTTTCTGCAAGTTGGCTCAATGTTGCTGTAGTAATAGTTTTTCCTGCACCGGTTGCAATCTCTTGTAGTGCTTGTGTATTGGTTAAAAATGTGTTAATTGCGTCAACTTGATAGTCACGCAACATAATAGGCTGTCCTGCTTGCTGGTGACCTTTTGGCCACACTTTGCCTTGGTCAGCCCAGTAAGATTCAGTAACAGGCTCAAAAGAAATTTTGCTGGTAGTGCGTAAATCGTCTACTTCTTCAACACTAATTCCCAGATTGTTTAATACATCTAAAATAGTTTCAAGTTGACTCAAATAGCCGTTGCCGCCTAGGCCAAATAAACTGACCATTCCATCCCACCGTCCAAGTTTGTATGCAGGATGATATCTTGCATACGGATTTTCATACTTGAAGGCGTTGGCTAACTTCTTGCGGGCGTCTAGTGGCAAGTTCTCTAATTTAATGTTAACTTCGTCTTTGATTACTAATCTTACTGTCATTTTGATTTCATCTCAAGAACGGTAGGTGCTTCGGAATATGTGATAACAAGATCACAACAATTGGTATATAATGCCGCTTTATTATATCTGAGATTTGCATCAAAGGAAATTACACTCATCGGAGTCCAGTCATTTTTTATTAGAAATTTGGGTAATTTTCCAGTTTGTATGCCAACCACTTGTGTGGTGTTATCCAGTTGACTATTATACTTTTTCTCGGCAATAAGTTGATTGAATATTTTTCCTTGCGGATCATTATCCATTCTAAAATAAATTCCAACGCTATCCGCAATATTATTTTTTTCCAAAGAATCCGTCAAAATTACCATATTTTCCTGGAGTTTTTGTGGTAGCCAATTGGGGAACACAACCAGCAGAGGAAATCTCCTAAGTGCAATTAGAGATGTTATTACATTATCCACTGTGTGTATTGTACTGTCGATCCACAAGCGAGACTGTGGTCTATTGGCAATGTACTCAACCAAGGAATTTCCGGTTTTTTCCGGTTTTTCCGTGAAATATTGGTACCTAACACTTCTGTCATTTATGATGTTTTTGTCAATGGTTGTACTGAGTCCAAGGTCTTCAGTAATAGTCCTTTGAAAATTGTTACCAGGCATATTGCTGATCAAGAACTGGTCTTGAAATGTTGATTTTTCCCAGGATTTTATGGTCTCGTAGTGATTTTTTATCAACTCATCAACTTCAAAATCTAACGGCAATAGTAGTTCGCATAGTGTCACAATATTTTTCTCTGTTAGATCGGCTTGGTAACTTTTACCCGGCGAAACTATGATCAAGGCATCAATGTGTTTTGCGTTATTTTGTATAATTTTGCGAAAATTAGCGGAAAATGTAAATTCCACAAAAAGTGTTAAATCATCGGATGAGTTTTTGCCAATAAAGAATTTTTTTACCTGTTCAACTTTTCTAAAGTTTTTAGACCAAGTTGGCAACTCTAACGCATGAACAACTTCTTCGCAATTTTCAGCTATTTTTTCCTTATGTTCCTTCAAAATCTTCAATAACAGTTTTGATTGACTTTCGGTAATAAAATAATGGGTACCAACTGCTGTTGCCAAACTATGTAATACTCGTGAGTCTCTACTGGGCATTATTTCTTCAATAGTGGGACCAGTAAAATTTACAATTTTAAGCAATAAGTGATCAACTGTTATCATATGTGTAGTATAGCATAGTATTGTGTAATGTCAAACCTTTTAGACAAAAAAATAGGCCATAAATATTTAAGGCCTACAGGTCACCTTTTGGTGAGATTGATTATATGCTTGCGTCTTCCATGCCTGCAATACGCAATTTTACAATGTTAGTGATTTGCCATTGTTTTTGGTCAAGGCCTTTGGTAATACCCAACCATTTGTTGCGAAGCAAAGCAAACTCGTTGATAATTTTTTCAAAGTCAACTACGTCTGCCTCACCTTCCACAAACTTTTCACAATCACGGCTACTAAGAGCACGTTGATATGTTTCAAGGTATTTTCTAAAATGACTACTTTTTAATCTTCGCAATTCAATGTTCAGGTATTCCAAGATAGCTTCAATTTCTTGTAATTGTCCAAAGCGTTGTTCAACTACACCCGGAAGATCAGCCGCTGACTTTTCCAAGTTACCAAAGATTTTTACTTCTCTCTTGGCTTCTTGCAATTCAGATTCGAAATGATCCACAGCATCCGGGATATTAGAAATATCCTTGGCTATCTTAGTATACCAACCCATTAAAAGTCCAATTCTTGTGTATCGTCTTCGTCGCCGAAGCCATCGTCATTGAGATAATATGCAATTGCTTGATCAAGCGTTTCATCAACACCTGCGGCCGCTTGCAATGCCTTGTCGCCAACTCCAAAATCTGCAAGTAGATCAATATAGCGTTCTGCCACTGTTTCTAATTGCTTCTTATCAAGGTACTCGACAAAGTTTAACCAGATATCACCAATTTGTGTTTCATTCAACATTTTCGTCTGTCTCCTCGGGAATGGTTGTAGTTGTTGTTTCAGATTTGATATGGAATTTTGCCATTATCATATCTAATTTATCATCTTTCCATTCTTTTCGGTAGAATTTGAATTCTTCGCCTGTCTCCGGATCAATCCATGCAAGCCTGTTGCCAGACTGTTTCAATAAGCCTTGTTTTTCAAACATGTCTACCAAACCACTGTAGGGATTCATACCAGTTGAATAAGGAATCTTAATCTGTAGAGTTTCAAAAGGCTTAGAATAACGTGTTTTCATAATTTTACAACTGGCACGAATACCGTTTACTTCTGCAACCTTGTTGCCATCTTCGTCTTCTTTCAACTTCAACTTCTTCATAGCAACAACAATGCTACTTGCGTAGACAAAGCCTTGTCCACCTGAGATTTTGTCATCTGGATCAAACATGTCTTGACTTGCGTATGTGTGGTTAGTACATACCATTCCAACATTGTGATTACCAAACATATTAACACAGTTACGAACTAAACTGGTAAGAGCTTTGGGTTTACGACCCATATCACCTTTCATGTCACCGGCTTGGAACTGGTTAATGTCAGTTGGTGTAAGCAACATGCCCAATGAGTCAATCACAAACATGACCTTAGGACGATTCTCCATTACCTTGTACTCAGTCATGAATTCGTGGATGGTCTTGGCTACGTCATCAATCATAGCCATGTTAAGTTTCAACAACTTATCATCGCTAGTATCAACGCCGAGGTCTTTCAACCATTGCTCATCAAGTGCATTTTCTGTATCAATCAAGATACAGTAGATACCTTGTTCTTGTGCATTCTTAATAATGTTTCCACTACAGATGTAGCTTTTGCCGGCACCCGATTCGCCTGCGAATACAGTAACCTTGCCCAAAGGAATACCTTTATTCCAGTCACCGCTAATTAGGTAGTTTAAGGCAAAATTGCCTGTGCTAACCCAATCTGTTGGGTCGTTGAAACCAATGCCTAAGCCATCAATACTCTTGGTCAAGGTCTTTCTAAATTTTGATAAATCGAACGCTTTGGTAGCCATATTAAACGTCCCTATCCATTTCGCATGCTTCACGTACGAGTGAAACAACTTCGTCTAGTGTGTTGCACAAGATCTTGGCATTGACATAATCGCCTTTCTTGTTGCGTCCACCTGCTTCTACCATGAAGCCATTGTCGTACATGTTGATTGTAAACGACTCATTTACCTTAGTCAATTTGTCTCCAAATGACTTTACTGATTTTGTTGTTGCCATTATTTTTCTCCTATAGATAACTCGGGCGTACGACTAAGTCGCAGAGGCCCAAGCCGTGTTTTTTTACTTCTGACGATTGCGAATCATTGCCAAGATGTCTTGGGCACGATTGTCACCACCACTTGCTTCAGCCGCTGGTGCTGGTGCAGGAGTAGCTTTTGCTACTGGTGCAGGTGTGTCATCTTCGTCATGACTTA